GACTTGGATGCGGGGATCAGCTCGCTCGTGATCGACTTCTGAGCGCCCTTCGTGGAGACAGTGAGCTCGAGCCATCCGGTGGCGAGTTTTGCTCCTTCACCGGACACCGGCTACCGCCTTTCGTCACCCCAGCCGAGGCGCGCTTCGAGTTCCTCGATCGGCATGAGATCGCCGCGGAGAGTGGGGCCGGTTTTCGCCGGCTTCTGGCCCGGCCCGAGGATCGGTTCGGGCTTGGGTGCTTTCTCATCGCCGCCGAGCTGCCAACTGATGTTGGAGAGCAGGTTGAGGACGTCGACGAGGAGGTAGTCGGTCGTCGACCAGTCGGCGGCTTCGCGGCTGTTGGCACGGCGAAGAGCAGAGCCGGGCGGTGCCTGGCGGACTATCACGCCGAGGTCGTGCCAGGTGAGCTCGGGAGTGCCGAGCTGCACCAGGCGCAAGCCGCGGTCGATCAGGTCGTATTCGAGGGCCTCCCCGAGCTCACCGTCGATGAGCTCGAGCAGGCCCGCTATTCCCCCAGGTCGACGCCGATGTGGGCGTAGAACGCTTCCTGGAAGGCGGTGAACTCGACGCGGCCCATGTCGTCGATCGCTGCGAGGGTCTCCTTGTCTGCGAGCAGCTCGAGCATCGAGAAGAGCTGGTCGGGGAGGCTCTTGTGGCGGTTCTTGCGGGCGTAACCGGCGGTGAGTACTTCGTCGGCGACGGCGAGCTGATACGTCTCGCCGTCGTGCTCGAATTCGAACGGGGTGGTGGCGCCGGGGAAGTCATCCTCGGCGGTTTTCTTGGCCAGGTGATCCTGGGGTTTGCGTGCTGCGGGCATGGCGGACTCCTTGTGTCTGCGGACCGGATTGGGTGGAGCGGGGACGGACGCCAGGGGTCCGCACGACGGACGCCCGTCCCCGGCTTTTAGGCGCTGAAAACGCCGTCGTTGGTGTACTCGTAGAAGTAGTTGCCGGACGAGTCGGGGAATAGCGTCAGGCCGACGCCGCGGGCGGAGATGTCGTCGTCCTTGTAGACGACGTCGTCGAGGTCGGTGATCTGCGCGTCGGGGAAGACCACTCGGATCCGCGCGAGTCCGGAGAGCATGTCGATGATCCAGGAGCGGTGCGGCGACGGGTTCGCGGATCCGGCGACCTTCATCTTCGTTCCGGTCGTCGACGTCGCCGCGGTGGTGGTCACGTTGGAATCGCCGTAGATCGACTTTGCGGCGACCGAGCTGAGGTACTCGGCGAAACCGAACTTCGCGGATGCCGCGTAGTCCTTCTGGATGACGATCAGCGCGTCGCCACCCCACGCCTTCTTGGTCTCGGAGTCTTTCTTCTCGGACCGGGTCACACCGGAGTCGGTGAGGTAGCCGGGCGAGAGGAATGCCGCGGCCGGCGCGGTGGTCTCGTCGGTGGGCAGGAGCGTTCCGAGTGGTGCGATGAGCAGCCCGCCCGAGGCGAGTGGCTTTCCGACAACAGCGTTCTTGGCGTTGTTCGCCATGGGGTACCTCTTTCAGGCAGGTGGTTGCGGACCCCTGGCTGGTTACTCGAGGACAGTCGCCCTCGAGCGGATCCCGAAGTTCTGCGTGTAGCGCACTCCGGAAGTTGTTGGGTCGGGAAGGTTGTTGGGCCCGGAGATCTCCGTGCACCCGAACAGCTGCCCGCTCTGGGCGTTGAGGATCGCGCGGGCGAGGCTCAGAATTTCGTCGGCACGTTTTTCCGACGTCGCGTACGCTTCGACGGTGATCCACGCGTTCTCGGAGATCAGCGACTCGCGCGAGCCGCCGATCCGGGCGACGCGAACGAACTCCGCCGGCCGCTCGGTCGGGACCTTCGTGCTCGAGTGAACCGTTGGCATCCGTTGGGTCAGCTCGGTGTTGAACAGGTCGACGACCAGAGCTTCGATACCGGGGAAGACGAGGAGTTCGTCCATCAGCCGCGTGCCGCGTCGAAGGCGCGGGTGAGCGCTCTGTCGGTCGCCTCGGCTTTGCGGCCGGCGGTGGTGGCCGTGGTGACAATCACGCGAGCTCGCGAGGACGACGGTGAGTCGATGACCTGGAAGTCCGGTGCGCCGCCGGCGGCGTCGACAACCTTCTGGCCGCGACGGTGGAGTTCTTGCTGCAGCGCTGGCGAGCGCCGGACTTCGTTGAAGCCGTCGTTGTGCAGCTCGAGGCGGAGTTCGCTCATCAGCCTCTCCATTCCTTGAGAATGAACTTGACGTAGTCGAGGCGGCCGCCGTCGGGCCACGTGTCTGGGCGCCCGTCGACCAGGTGGGTGACTCCCCGGTACTCGGCTCGATCGAGAGCAGTGATGTCGGTCCCCGCGGGCGCGTAGACCTTCCAGGTCGTGAGCCGGGCGTCGCGGTGCTCGAGTACTTCGTCGGTCTCCCCCGGGTCGACCTGGCACCCGCGGATGTCGAGGCGGTCGGGGTCGGACCAGTTGAGCTCGAGGTTGCCGTGTCCGTCGTTGACGGGCGCGGCGCGCAGGCGGGTGACGGTCTCTCGGCCGAGAGGGCGGCCCATCAGCGGGTCAGCCGGTATCGATCGAGGGCGATCAGCTCGAGCGCGGAGAAGCCATCGGCGTGGACGATGTACTTCTCTGAGCGATCGCCGAGGCGCTTGCTTTCGAGCTCGGCCGGGGTGAGGTAGTCGCGCTCGGCAGCGCCGAGAACAGCGCCTTTGATGCCAGCCGGGATATTGACCCAGCCGTGTGAGTAGGTGATGCGCAGCGGGTCGCTGCCGTGGCGCCAGTTGACGCCGCGGCCGAGGCGAGCTTCGAGGATGCCGTGCTGCTTGAGGCGGTAGCTGCCGGCTGGGGCGATCGACCACTCGTCTTCGTCGCCGAGGTACTTGATCGAGGTGAGCTCCCTCACGGGCAGCTCGGGCACCAGGTAGAGGGCGTTGCCGTCGACGACGCCGATGCACTCCAGATCTGCGGTGTCGCCTTCGACGCTGGTGACGAGCTGGCGAAGGTAGTCGCGGACGTTGCCGGACGCGATTGCCAGCTTCTGCAGGGCGCGCGGGTCTTCGTCCTCGAGCGTGGTCTCCATGGCGAGCGCGAGCTCCGCGACCGTTGCGAGCGGGGCGAGTGGCGCGTCGGGGTCGTACTCGTCGTTCGGCATGGTTACTTCGTTTCTGCTTGCTTCGGCGGCTTCCGCTCAGGGGTGGCAGCGGGCGGCTTGATGACTTTGGTTTCTGCTTTCGGCATGCGGGGTTCCTCTCGGGGTGGTGCCGGCGGCCGCGGTGGGCGGCCGCCGGCACAGGAGAGCTCTAGACCAGCTCTCCGGAGACGCCGAGCGTCACCGTGGGGGTGTTCGTCCCCGCGACGGCGACGGTGGCGCGCACGTACCGATCGACGCCGGTGAACGACTTCCGGGCGGGAGTCGCGCCGGTGACGGCCGTGATGGCGCCGAACGATCCGACGGTTCGCCACGGATCGGTGGCGCCGGCGTCGAACGACGTCTCGATCGTCACCGTGGCGCCCGGCGTGGTGCCGGACACTGCAGTGACGTCGACGACCGCACGCAAGGTCGCCTTGTTGAGGGGCGAGAGCGTGCGGCCTTGGATCCCCGCTGCCGGCACCACGGTGCCTGCAGGGATCAGCTGAACGGTGTTGCCGTATTCGGGCATGTGATCTCCTTAGTTGGTCGCGTAGCCGGAGCTGCGGACTAGAGGTTGGTCACGAGGCCGAATGCCCCGGGACGGTAGATGGCCAGGGCTGCACGCTCTTCGGCGCGCAGCGCGGTCTTGTTGCGCTGGAAGTAGTCGGCGTGCGAGTTGGACGCCTCCACGGTCAGACCGCCCTTACGGAACAGCTGACCTCCCTGCGCGAACGCGCCGGCGAGCGCGGTCTTGGTGGCCATCGCCGGGGTGACGGCGACCTTCTTGCCCCACACCGACGGCGTGCCCTCGGTGACGAACGGCCCGTTGGCGTAGTAGAAGCCCTGGGTGTTCTTCGAGAGGGTGATGTCCTCCCACCCGAGCGGGTCGATGGTGACCGCGTCGGGCTCGAGGAACTGGGTGATGCGGATGCGGGTGATCTGGCGGTAGATCGCATCCATGGGGTTGTCGTCCGCGGCCGAGGGGGCGGTGCCGCGGATGACCGTGGCGGCCAGGCCTTCGCGGTTGAGGAGGCCCTTCATGTCGCCGTCGAGCCCGCTGCCGTTGAGGATGGCGTCCTCTTCGGCGATCTTGATGAACAGCGCCAGGCGAGCGTCGATGTACGACTGGGCCTGGGCGTAGTCCTCGAGCATCTCGTCGGTGACCGCGAGGAAGGTCGCGATCTTGTGGAGGGTCTCGTCGACCGTCTTGAACGCGAGCTTGGACTCGGGCTTCAGGTCGCCTTCCTTCACGCCCTTCGCGCCGTTGACCGCGATCGTCTCCTGCAGGTAGCGGATGAGCGGGGAGCTCGTCGCGCCGGCCGGGAACAGGTCCGCGATCGTCAGCGTGCGGAAGCGGATGTCGACGACACCGGGCACGACGTTGGGGTTGAGCGTCGCGGCCGCGTAGCCGCCGCCGGGAGCGTCGACGGTGCCCTCGGTGAAGGCGTCCTTGAGCTCGATGTCGCCGGAGGTCCAGTTGCCTCCCTTCAAGCCCTTTTCGATGAGGGACTTGTAGCCCTTCGAGTTGACGAACTGCTTACCGATCGACCACCCGGCCTGGTCGTCTTTGCCATCGGAGTTGTGCTCGTCGGCTGCCTTCCCGAAGGCGGAGCCGGACAGCTTCTTGCGCTGCTTCTCCACGTAGTCGAGGTTCTGCACCTCTTCGGTGGCGGCCTTGATGTCGGCCTCGAGCGGCTCGAGAGCCTTCGCCTGCTCGGCGACGGTGAGCTTGCCATCTTCGTTCTGCACGATGGCATAGGCCTTCTGCGACAGGGCGACTACCTTGTCCTGGGCCTCTTTGAGTGCGGTGGGCATAGCGCTGGTTCCTTTCTAGGAATCGAGGTTTGTTGCGGTGGCGTGCATTGCCCGGATGTGGGCGGATCTGATCTGGATCTCTGCGGCAGCGACCTGATCGGAGGGGGTTGCTTTCGAGTCGGCGGCGGGGACTTCCGTGCCGGCGGCGGACTCGTCTGCAGCGCCATCACTGGGCGTGCTCTGCTGAACCTCGTCAGCGGATGGCGTGATGTGTTCCATCACGTCCACGGGACTGCGCTCACCCGTGAGGGTGACCGTGGTCCCGTCGTCTGTGAACGACTGCCGGAATGTTCCCCGGTCGCCGGTGTAGTCGTCGTAGAGGTCGAAGACGGCCGTGCCACCCTCGCCCTCCGGGAGAGTGCCGCGAAGCCACGGCCAGGCGCCCGTGAACTCAGCCCGCAGCGCGTGCTGGATGCGCTCCTGGATCGCTTCGAGGCTGCCGGCGATGGTCTTCGTCGTCGTCCGGCGCACCTGCACGAGCGCTTTGGTCGCAGAGCAGTCAGCTCCGAGCTCGGCCGCGCTGTCGTGGATGTTCTGGATCGTGGCGGCGTCCGTCGTGCTGTTGCGAGCGCCGACCTTCACTTTCGCCGCCTTCGACGAGAGCACGAGCGCCTCCCGGTTGGACGGGATCGCGACGAACGCGCCGTTGAGCAGCTCGCGCTTGGTGGTCTTCGCACCCTTCTCGGTGGAGTCTTTCGTCATGAAGGCGACCGAGGTCGTGCGGAT